GAACCGCGGATGGTGATGGTGGCCTTCCAGATATCGTTGTCGGCCACCTGGACCGCGAAGTTCTGAACGAAGCCCTTGAACTGCTTGGACACGACGTCGGTGGGCGGCGTGATCACGCCATCCACAGCCTCAGGCTTTTCAACGCCTGCGGTTTCCGACTTCGGTGCGGTGACCAGGAAATCGACGACGGCGCCACTGGTATGCAGTGCCTCGATCTTCTCGTGGTCGGTGGCGTCGTAGTTGATTTCGATGGTGGTGCTGCCGGTTGCCTTGCGGCCGGCAACGAACTTGTCCCAGTCATCATCGAAGTCGGAAATGTCGATCTCCGAGGCCTGGCCGTCAGGGAAGCCGACCGAACGCAGGCGGGTCACCTTGATGACCTCGGCCGCTGCGATCGCGATGAACAGCTGGGTATGCTTGGACTTGATAACGCTCATTGGGGTTTACCTCTCGGATGGGGCCCGGTCGCCGGGCACAAAAAGAACCGGCTTGCGCCGGCGGCTGGGTTGCAGTGGTGAGTGGCTACCGGATGGCCAGGAGCCTCAGATCGAAAGAAATGCCGAACGCGCCGGTGTCGTCGTCGTCAGGCTGGGGGTTGTAGGACTCGATACTCCCGTACCGTTCGACCTCGGCGCGGATGGCCACCGCCGCGGCATTGGCCTCAGTGGCGATGGTGCCCCACACCACCAAGCGGACACGCCAGCCATCGGCCGGCGGCGGTTCGTTGAGCTGGGGAAGTGGTGCCCCGCCAACAACGTCCCAGGTTGCGTAAGGCAGCACCGCGCCCTTAGGCGCAACCTTGGGCCACAGCCGCATGGGGTCATCGCCCAACTGCGCGCGCACCGGCGCGCTGCCCTCCAGAATCGACTGGATCAACGGCACCATCATTTCCACCCCCTTGCCTTCATCAATTTGTCGATGCCAGCCCACGTTTCATTGATGATCACCTGCGCCGCCTGCGGTCCTTTTGCCTCGGCAGCCGGTGTCAGGAACGGTTGGGCGGCCATCTTCTTGGTGCCAAACTCCAGGTGCCGCCAGTAGTAGGCCCACCCGCTTTGCTCGTAGAGCTTGCCGGCTCGCCGCATCCGCCGGTTACGCTTCGTGTTGGCGTACTTGACGCGCTTGCCGGTGCGGACGCCTACCGTGTAGTACTCACCGTCTGTGCCCACACCCGCCTTGGGTTGCCAGGAAGCCCGACGCTCTTGGGACGCGCTGGCGGGCATCGTCACGGATGACGTTGCCCCCCTTTCGCATACCTGCCTGCACGGCTTTCCCTTTGACCGCTTTGGGTAGCTCTCGCAGAGAATCCAGCAGACCGTCCAAGCCGAGAATTTCCACCGACTCAGCCATCGGACACTCCAGCGTCCACCATCAGGTTTATGTAGTTCCTGGCAGTCGGATCCGGTAGAACTGCCCTAATCGCATACACCGTCCCGTCGAACACCGCGCGCATGGAGCCGAGTACACCTGGCAGGTAGGGGATCTCCATCCGAGCGGTCACCTGCCCATGCTCGGCGCTTGCCGCGGTGAACTCGCGCCCAGAGAGTGGCACGACTTCAGCTGGCACATCCTTGTGCCAATCAACCCAGGTTTTGGTATCTCCCCCCAGCGGATCGCGTGACACGGTGAATGCCTGCAGGGTGATGCGGTGCCGGTACTTCCCCGCCCGCCTCACGGAGACACTCGCCGGTAGGGGAACATCAGGCGATCCACCGTCGGATTCTCCACGTGGCTGGTGCCGATGATGCCGGCCTCCCGGTTCGCATACAGGTCGCCCACCAGCAGCAGAATTGCCGCGCGCAGGGGTGCCGGCACTGGGCCTGGGACGGTGTCAAACAGCACCGGGCGATCTCCGGCGGCACTGGTCACCGCGCCCGGCTCGATCGGCAAGGGCGTGCATCGCTCGCCCACGGGGGTCCATTCGTAGCTGGCAACCACCAGGGCGTAGGCCGTGGCGCGTTCCACTACTTCGCGAGCCGCCACGATCATGGCACCGATCAACAGGTCATCGGCGGCGTGGATCACTGCCAGGTGCGCTTTCGCTTCCTCCAGCGACACCGGCTCTTCAGTGGCGGGGATTCGCGTACGCAGCATGGATCAGCCCCCCTTTGCCGACGCAACCGCGTTGGGGTGGGTGTCGATGAAGCCGCCGGCCTCAATTTCAGCGGCATGTGCAGCGTCGAACTCGCGCACATCACCGCAGCGGCCGAATGGACCGTCGCTCAACACCAGCGCCAAGACGGCTTCGCGTGTCTCCGGTGCCGGCGGCGCCTCGGTCGTCGCCGCCGAATGGCTGGGCTCGCCGCCGCCATCGACGACCCCGTTCTCCACGTCTGGCGGGCTCTCCACCAACGCTGCCCCGGGATCGAGGGACGGGCCTTCGCCGGCGGTGTCGAGAGCGGTGGCCGGCTCTACGGACGGGGCATCACCCGGCGCGACGTCCGTGGGCTCGCCGGTGGGTGCCTGCTGTGGTTTCTGCTTTGCCATGGTCTGTTCCTGGTATGAGGGGAGCGACCCGATAGTCGCCCCCTGATGGCACGCGCTGGCCGTTAGGCAGCAGCGCCGTGCTGGAAGGTCTTGACGGCGCCGCCGACGTCGACCAGGTTGCCGCCGCTGCGCATCCAGGCCAGGAAGCCCACCTGCCCCTTCTTCACGTAGGCAGAGTCGTTGAAGCGGAACAGCGTCACCGCCATCACGTCGCGGATCTTGTAGTAGCTGAAGTCACCGAACGCGATGGATCGGGCACCGGCGGCGGGGCTGGCCATGTGCTGGTTGATCTCGATATCGCGGTTGAGCAGACGATCCGGTGCACCACCGGGATTGCCCTGCTCGTAGCCCGGCACGAAGATCGGGCGGCCGGAAGCGTCCTTCACCTTGCGCACCAGCTTCAGCATGTCGTCGTGGAACATCCACTTGCCGTTGGCCCGGTAGGCGGGGTCGACGCTGTGCTCCAAGTCGATCAGGTCGTCGTACAGGATCTGCGGAATGGCCGCCACCAGACCGATCCGGCCGTTGCTGGCGGCGGTAATCAGACCCATCGGCTGACCAACACCCGTACCCGTGGTGTAGTGACGATTGGTGGCGCGGCCCAGGCGCGTCTGCAGGCGGTTGGTGATGAAGCCTTCGATATCCGCGCTGGTGTCCTGCAGCAGCTCCCACGGCACGGTTACCACCTTGGAGCTGTACTTGTGGACGGTCAGCCCCTTGGTGCCGAACTCGACGTCATCGTCGGTCGCCGACTGGTTCTCCGCGACGATCTCGCCCTCTTCCGACGTACCGTCGCTGGTCGGGTACTGCATCGGCTCGCCGCCGGAGGTGCTGAACACGTCGGCCACCCGGCGCATGCCGCCAAAGTCCTTCAGCGCATCCAGGATCTGCGACGCCAGGGTGGTGGGGACGGTGTAACCGCCCTGCTCCGGGTTCAAATTCGGGTTGCCGCTCATCGCGGCGTTGATCTGGGTCCAGTCCTCGGCGGTCAGCGCCTTGTCGCCGCCGCGCGCCCACTTGTCGAAGAGCTTGCGATCCTGCGGGCGATCACTGTTGCCCGGGGCCGGATGTTCGCGCACGCCGGCGTCGCGCAGGTGGTTGTCCGCCGTCAGGTCCATGACCTTCTGATGGCGCTCGATGGCGGCGTCGATGCGCTCGATATCGGCGATGTTTGCGTCGTACTTGGCCTGGTTCTCCGGGGTCCAGGTGTTGCCGTCGCCGGTGCTGGTGTCCAGCAAGTTGCGGGTGTCCTTTGCCAGCGCGTTGCGGCGCTCCCGCTCGGCCTGAATGCTGAAAGTCATGGGTTTGTTTCCTTTGGGCGAAAAAAAACCGCCTTACGGCGGCTGATGAACTGCGGGCGGGAGTCGCTTACGCAGGCACGCGCTCGAGCAGCGCGAGGCGCCGATCAAGCCCGGTTCGGTGGGCGGCGATGGCAGCGTCGTCATCGCGCGCGGTGTTCTTGGGCTTGGCCAAGGCTGCCGGGGCGTTGTTGTAGGCCGACAGGTCCCAGCTGTTGGCCGCGGCCTTCTTGCCCACGACCTCGACGACCTTGTCGGCGAAGCCGTTTGCGACGGCCTCGTCTGCCGTGAACCAGGTTTCGGCATCCATCCATTGCACGACCTGCTCGGCGGTCTGTCCCGACCTGCGCGTGTAGTCCCCGGCCAGGCCCGTGTCGATCTTGCCCAGTAGCTCGCCAGTCTTCGCCATCTCAGCCTTGTTGCCGATGGCGATGGTCCACGCGTTGTGGATCATGAACCCGGCACCCTGGGTGATCTCCACCTCATCGCATGCCATGCAGATGCCCGTGGCAGCCGATGCCGCCAGCCCATCAACGTGGGCGACCACCTTTGCCTTGTGCTGGGCAATCGCGGTCATCATCGAGCGGGCCGCGAACACGTCGCCGCCGGGGGAATCGATGCGCAGGTGGATGGTGTCAACGTCGAGCGCTGCCAGCTCCTGGACGAAACGCGTTTCGTCGATATCGCCCCACCAGCCGCCAATGACGCCGTGCAGGTAGATGGTGGCCACGCCATCGCTGGCCTCGGCACGCAGCGGCTTGGCGGCCGCCGCGTTGTTACGTGCGAGCTGCAGAAGCTTCGGGATCGTCATCGTCTTCAGTCCTGTCGGGATCGTTCTTGTCTCCGGCCGGCTTGGCCGGCGCGGTTGGCAGATGCAGCGTGTCGCCGCCTGGAATCGACGGCAGGTTCTTGAGGCGCCGCACCTCGTTGACATACATCCAGCCTTGGGCGCCTGGTCCACCGAGCGCCTTGCTGAAGTACTCGGCCTGCGCCTTGGAATCGCCAGCCATGAATCCGTCGACGTTGTGTTCGACGTAGAAACGTTCCGTCCGGAACAGCTTGCGGTTCAGCTCGTCCTTGATGCGCTTGAGGTGGGCGCCAAGGGTGAACTTGACGAAGCCAATGCCCATCGACTCGATACCGGTGCCGAAGCTGCTGGCTTTCGTCGTCTCCCCGATCATGTGCGGCGGCACGCCAAATGCCCGGGCGATATCGATCACCTGCCACTGTCGGGATTCCAGCAGCTGCTGGTCGACGGCGGACATGGTCAGTTCCTTGACGTCGAGGCCCTCGGTCAGGATCAGCGGGATGCGGCGGTTGCCCTGGGCGCCGCCGTATTTCTTGACCCATGCGTCCCGGAAGCCCTCCTGCATCTCGGGGGTCATCTTGTTGGTGGCTGTAATTGCCACCTCTGGCTTGCCGCCCTCGCTGAAGAACTTGCCGGCGTGTTCGTCGCCCTGGATGGCGATTCCAATACCGTTTCGCGCTCCCCACTGGATCACCGACATGGAGCTGACGCCGTTGAAGCCGAAGCCCGGGATATGGATAACGTCGTCCTGGTCTACCGTGAAGTAGCCGATGCTGTCGTGGAACGTGTACTGCAGCCGCGTGGGCTCGCGGGGGCTGGCTCGCTCCTGCTGCACGATGGTGACCCGGTCGCGAGGCCACGGGATGACACCGGTAATGATGCCGCCCCGATTCCGCACGGCGTATGCGATGCCGTCGCCGCGCAGCAGCATCTGGGCAATGAGGAACTCCCATGCGGTCGAAGCTGCCCAGGCCGGCCCGAACTGTTCGTTTAGGATCCACCAGTAGTCGTGCTTCGCGCGCTTTCGGCCCTCGTCCAGCCGCTCATAGACCGGCAGCGGCAGCTGCGCGATAGAGCCAGCGATTAGGCTGACGCAGCTGTAGACAGCAGACACCCGCATGGCCGTCTTGTCGGTTACGACGGCGCCTGAGGCGGTCGCTGGGTTTCCGAAAATCTCGAAAATCCCCCTGTCGGATGACGATACGGCTTCACCATCTGCCAGCGCGACGGCGGCCGGCGCCAGGGCGCGGATCGCTCGATCGACGCCAACAACTACCGCCAAGCGGTCGCGTGCAATATTTGCGCTCATCAGTCCATCACCACGAAGCCCTGTTGGATTTGCCCTGTCTCTTGCGCCTGCATTGCGCGAGCCATGGCCATGATCAGCGCCACCGCGCCGTCGATCTTGTTGTCGTTGGATTCCTTGCGGGGATACACGTGTTCCTTCGCATCCATCCTTGCCACCACGTTGCCGATCATCCAGGTCATAGCAGCGTTGCCGTCGTGCCAGAGCTGGTGAGAGACGATCAGCGCCTCCACTTCCTTCATCGGTTCGGACAGGTTGCGGACCGACTGGGCCATTTCCACCACCGGCAACCCTTCCTGGCCCAAGCGCGTCATGACGTACGTGGCTTGCGTCGGGTCGAATGCAATGTCTTGAATGTCGATCCCGCGCGCCGCCAGCTCTTTCAGCTCTTCTTCGATGAAGGCGTAATCGGTCATGTTCCCCGGCGTGGCCACCATCAAGCCGTCCAGCACGTAGAGCTGGTAACGCTCGTTCTCATCTACAGCCGATTGCGGCACGTAGAACCGCGGCACCACGTAGTAGCTGCCGTGCTTCTCGAACAGCATCACCACGGCGGCCACGTCCAGCTTCGACGCCAGGTCGACGCCGACCCAGCATCGGCAGCCTTCGAAGTCATCCAGATCAAAGGCGCGCTTTTGCTTCTGCCACGCCAGCATGTTCATCCAGGCGAGCTTTGCGCCCACCCAGTCGTTCAGGTGCTTGGTACGGTACGCGCTCTGCTTGCTGGCCGAGCGCTTGGCTTGCGCCAACTGCGCCAGCAGGAAATCTTCGAAGACCGATACCCCGTAGTTGGGGTTGGCCTTGCGCAGGCTGGCCGGATCATCCCACCGGTCGTCCTCGTCGATCCCGAAGATCATGCCGAAGATGGTGTCGTCCTGAACCTCGCCCTCAAGGATCCGGATGACGTCCCGGCGCTTCTCGAAGCACGGGCCGCCCAGGTTGGTGCCGGCGGTGGTGATGATCCCCAGGAGCGGCTGTTCGCGGGCACCCATGCCCGTCTGCATGGCGTCGACCATGTGGTCGTCGTCATGCTCGTGGTATTCGTCCACCAGCGCCGCGTGGGGGCTGGAGCCGTCGCCCGGCTTGCCGATCATTGGCTCAAACTTCGACATGTCCTCCATGACGAACATCGAGCCGGGGTTCTTCGGGTTGCCAGACTGCTCGATGCCGAACCGTGACCGCAGCGCGGGCATCTTCTGCACCATCTGCCATGCCGGCCGGTACACCTCGAACGCCTGTTTCTCACTGGTCGCTCCCGAATAGACCTCGGCACCCGCCTCACCGTCAGCGGCAAACAGGTACAGGCCCCGGGCGGCCAGCCGCAGCGACTTGCCGTTCTTGCGCGGGATCTCTTCGTAGGACTCTCGAAACCGGCGCATGCCGGTTTTCTTGCGGACCCAGCCGAACAGGTTGCACTCGATGAAGTGCTGCCAGGGCTCGTACACCAGTAGCTGCTTCTTGGCAGCCCACTTGCCCTTGGTGTGGGGCATCAGCTGCTGGAACTTGACCGCGCGATCGGCCTTGGCCGCGTCGTACTTGTAGGGCCAGTCCGGCCCGGTTCGCTTCAGGTCATCCAGGAAGCGCTGGCACGCAAGCACGATGTATCGGCCGGCCGGAATCTTCCCGGCCACCACGCTTCGTGCGTAGGCCTTGGCAGATTCGCTCGGGGTCATGCATCAGAACTCGTCGAATGGGTTGCCCTCCCGGGGCTTCTCGGTCCCCAGCTTCTGGCGATCCGCCGGCGTGAGGCCGAGCCGCGCCAGGCAGCCGATCAGGTGCGAGTACTTGGCCGCCTTGAACTCAGCGCGGTTGGCGCGGAACTCGGCAAGCAGCGAGGCGGCCACCTCCATTACGAAGCGGTCGGCGCTGGTCAGCACGCCAGGCAGGGAACTCTTTTCCAGCTCCTTCCAGGCGGTGACAACGTCCTCGGGTAGACCGGCCGGCGGCTTGCCAAGCGACTTGCCAGTGGTGGGCGCTTCCTTGCGGTAGCGCTGGGGGTTCTTTTTCTCCGCCCCCTTGAGCTTGGCCAGCTCAGCGGGCTGCTTGTGCCTCGCCATTCAGGCCAACCTCGAAATTCAAATTCTGTGGACTCGCGAAGAAAGGAGGGGGCGCGTATCGGGCCGGAGTCGGCCTCAACTTTTGCCCTCCCCCCTCCCCTTTCGTTCAGGTTTCTGTGGATAACTTTCGCCGCCGAGAAATGGCGCATGGGCGCCCAGCGGCATCGCCGCCCGCCCGAATCCGCCGTTCTCTCGGGCTGTCTTCGCGCTGTGGCAGGGATGACACAGCGACTGCAGGTTGCTCGGCTCGTTGTTGGCGTCGTCGCCGTCGATGTGATCGACGTCGGTGGCGGCCGTGACCCGGTTGTTGAGGGCACATGCCCGGCAAAGCGGCTCGCGTGCCAGGTGCACAGCGCGCATCTTGCGCCACACGGTCGAGTTGGTCGGCAGTGCGCGGCGCATCTGCCTGCGCTTCACCTGGCGGGCGTCTTCCTTGTAGGGCTTCCAGCCGGTGGGCCGGTGCTGTGCTGGCCTGGTAGGCATCAGTACTCGACCCCGTCCAGGTCGGTGCGCTTGGTCGCCGCCTCGCCGTCGGGATCCGCAACTGGCGTTCCCGCTTCCTCGCCGAGCAACAACACGACCGACTGCGTGAGCAGCCCAATGTGCTGGGTGAGCAATGCAATCTGCTCGCGCTGCGCCACGACGGTGGCGTGCTGCTGCTCAGCCAGTGCCAGCAGCCGTTCAATACGTTCGTCCATCAGAGGAACTCCACCTCTACCTTGCCGCGCCTGGTTTTCACGATGGCGCGCTTGCCGTGTTTGTGGATGCGGATCGGCTCGGGGTAGTGCCGCACGACGCCCTTTCGCGTGTCGGCGTACACCACCCTGGATATCTCTCGACCGTTCAACAGCACCCGGCGCCTGCCTCGCCCGTCATTGCGGGAGTGCACGTTCACGTCCATCAGAATTCCTCGACGGCCCAGCCGCCTCCATCCTTCTTAGGCTTCGCGCGTACGGCCACGAAGCGGAACGGATACTGGTCCGCTGCGATCTTGATCTTGGCCCTGGCGTCGTCCATCCAGAACCCCTTGACCTCGTGCATCTCCAACACGCCATCGGCAGCCAGCACAGCAAAGTCAGGGGTGTAGAACGTGTTGTCGGCCAGTCGCAGCTTGATGCCTTCGAACCGGAACCACAGGACGCTGCCGGCGTGCTGGAGCCCCCGCAGCTCAACCGCATATGCTTGCTCGGTCTTGTTCATCTGGCCGCGCTTGAGCCGACCCAACGCCAGCAGCGCCTTCCCGCTGCGGCCGGGCGGCATCAGCGACGCCGGACGGGTGCGCGGGTGCGCTTCCGCTTGGCCACGGCCACAACCGGCTTGGGCGCCGGCAGGCGCTGCTCAAGAGCGACCACCCGGCATTCCAGCGACTGGGTAACGGTGC